AAGCTGCGTAGTGAACGCGCCGGACCTAAATCGCAAGTAAATGTGCAAATCAATGAAGGTGGAGACGGAACCAAGTACGGAGCACTTATTTCTAGGCTCCTAGGAGATAAACTATAAGGAGTTTAAGGTGGACGTAGTAAAATTAATAGGTGAAGTAGGATTCCCAATTGCTGCGGCCGTTAGCGCAGGTTATTTTGTATTTTTAACCCTAAAGTTTATTTTAGCTGGAGTAACCAGCGGAGTGCACAATCTTGCACAAATTACAGAAAGACTAGACGCCAGAATAGACACCATGACAGCTCAGCTAGAGCGTATTGATACCCGTGTAAGCTATGCACTAGGCCTAAGCCCAGACTATAGCAGAATGGCTCGCAGTGAGTTAAAAGATTTAAGGAAAGACTGATGGATATGGTAGAAATTGTAAACCGCTATGGTTTTCCTATTTTAGCAGCTATGGGCATGGGGTATTTTATTTACCATGTATGGAACTGGGTAGTCACAGACATAAAACCTACTATAGGCAAAGCTACCAATACTTTAATTAACTTAATCGACCGTGTACGTGTCTTAGACAACGATTTGATCAGACTAAACGAAAAAGTAAATACTGTGCTACAACTACGGGGTAAATTAATTGAAGTAGAGCGTATAGAAGCTAATAAAAAAATAAATGAGGGTCATGGTGCTTAAAGTTAGTCGAGACGATGTAGACTGCGACGAAATCACAGAGTTTCCTGTAGAAACCAGATTTATTAAACTGCCAATTGAAAACTACTTAAAATTGTTGGGTGCTTGGGACACCATGAATCGTCCACAGATTGCCTTAATCAACGCAATCAATAATCCCAAGTATAGATTTGTATGCGCTGCACTTGCTAGACGACTAGGCAAAACCTACATCAGTAATATTATTGCACAGCTAGTCTCACTAGTGCCCGGTTGCAATGTGCTTATTATTTCACCTAACTATAATCTCTCCAGTATTTCATTTGAACTACAGCGCAGGTTTATCAGACACTTTGACCTAGAAGTAGAGCGCGATAACTTAAAAGACAAAGTTGTAGAACTATCAAATGGCAGCACTATCCGCATGGGCTCACTATCAACTGTAGACAGCACAGTTGGACGCAGTTATCAAATTATCTTATTTGACGAGGCTGCACTAGGCGATGATGGCGAGTCAGCATTTAACGTGCAGCTGCGCCCCACACTAGACCGACCTAACAGCAAAGCTATTTTTATTTCAACACCCCGCGGTCAGCAAAACTGGTTTAGTCGTTTTTATCAACGTGGTTTTGGTAGTGAGTATCCTGAGTGGTGCAGCCTACAAGCAGACTACACTGAAAATTCTAGAATGGCAGAGTCTGATGTGGCAGAAGCTCGCCGATCGATGTCAAAAGCTGAATTTGAGCAAGAATACTTAGCCAGCTTTAATGTGTTTGAGGGTCAAATTTATAATTTTGATCGTGAAGCGGGAGTTGTAGAATATGCGCATCAAGACGGTTGTGAGTACATTGCTGGGTGTGATCCCGGCTATCGCGATGCTACTGCTTTCGTGGTTATTAGTTATAATCCTGTTAGTGACCAGTTTCATATCGTAGATGAATACCTAAAAAGTGAAGCTACCACAGACAAGCATGCTGTAGCATTTCGTGAGTATATTGACAAGTGGCAGGTAGAAGTATTATTTATTGATTCGGCAGCAGCACAATTTGCTGGTGACCTTGCATATACTTATAACATTTCTACTACTAAAGCTAAAAAAGACGTTTTACCCGGTATTGCCTATGTACAAACACTAGTAGAAACTGGCAGGCTAAAAATTGCTCCGCACTGTACAAACGTCTTAGACGTTATGGACCAATATCGTTGGGACAAACGTGAAACATTGACTCGGGAAAAGCCAGTGCACGATAAGTACTCACACATGGCTGACGCCATTCGTTATGCACTGTATACATACACTGTCTAGGTCATAAAAATTTTATGTTGACTTCGTCATGCTTTGGGTGTACAATACCAGTATTATAAAAAAATTATTGGGTAAAAAATAATGGACCGAACTGAATACTACCTAGAACTTAAACGCGTTTTTGCCAGTGAGTTTAGCTTTTACCTAAAAGCTGCTAATTTTCATTGGAATGTAGAAGGCGAACCTTTTTACCAACTACACTTAATGTTAGAGCGCATCTATAACGAAGTTTTAGAGTCCATTGATACCTATGCTGAAGAATTGCGTGCCCTACAAATTGTTACACCTGCTAGTCTATCACAGTTTTCACAGTTAACATATATTAGTGATGAAAATGCTCCAGGCGACTGGAAAGGCCTACTGCAAGAACTGCTAATGGATTCAGATATGATGGCACTAAAATTTCAGCAGCTATTTATGGTGGCTGAAGAATTTGGTGATCATGGACTGTCAAACTTCTTGGCAGATCGTCAAGATGCACACAAAAAACATAGTTGGATGTTACGCGCAAGTTTAAAATAAATGGCAAAAAATACAAACAAACGGATTCCCGTCAAACACGTTAGAGATAAAGCCAAGTCGGCTTATGAAAAGCAAGACACTTGCTATATTTGTGCAACTAGTCAGGACTTGGAATTGCATCACCTGCACAGTGTTACCCTGTTGTTAGAAAACTGGGCACGACGTAAAGGTTATGATATTTCAACTGATGAGGGAATTTTAGCTGTTAGGGACGAGTTTATTAGTGAACATCATAGTGAGTTATACGAGCAGGTTTACACCCTATGTAATCCTCATCATATAGCGCTCCATGGTGTGTACGGTAAAACTCCTCAGCCTGGCAGCGAACCCAAACAAGCACGCTGGATTGAAATTCAACGTGAAAAAGTTGCTAATGGCGGTCGTGCTGTTCCTAAGCAAAGCTATGGAAGTTTCTTTAGCGAATTTACTTAGGATAAATCATGGGTTGGATTAATAGTAGTGTAGAATGGATTCGCGAAAAGCTGAATCCTGCACAAGTTAGAATTGCACAAGGTGAGGGAACGCACATTCCCACAACTTCAAAGATTAGCTATCAACAAGCATTTAGAAATCTAGAAGTTGTTAATCGTGGTGTAAATATGGTTGTTAGCGCAGCCGCGTCACTAGACTATGACGTAAAAGACAAGTTAAACGAAGGCATTGTTAGTGGTATGAGGCAAAAGCAGTTAGTAAACTTGCTTAACTTTAGACCTAATCCCTATCAAAGCGTACAAGAATTTCGTCAGGCCATTTTTAGTGACCTGATCTTAGAAGGCAACGTATTTATACACTTTGATGGTACTTTTATGTATCATCTACCTGCACAATATGTAGAAATACTTACTGATACTAAAACATTTATTCGTGGTTATCGTTACAGCGGTTACATTGAGTTTGAAGAAAGAGATGTGTTTCACTTTCGCGACTTAAGTTCACAAAGTATCTACCGCGGTGCTAGTCGCCTAGAAGCTGCACAACACAGTATTGACCTACTTAATTCAATGCATCAGTTTCAAACACAGTTTTTTGATAACGGTGCCACCTTTGGTTTTGTACTTACCAGCGATAACACACTATCACAAGTAGCCAAAGAAAAAACTATTCAGTACTGGCTGCAACGTTATAGTAATAAAACTGGTGGCAAACGCCCTGTTATCCTAGACAGCGGTTTAAAACCACATTCAATTAGTAATAACAGCTACAAAGATCTAGACTTTGACTTGGCAGTTAAAACACACAACGATTTGCTATTACAAGTAATTGGTGTACCGCCCATTTTACTAGACGGTGGTAACAATGCTAATATTTCGCCTAACTTGCGCCTGTTCTATCTAGAAACAGTAATGCCTATAATTAGAAAATTTATTAGTGCACTAGAACGTTATTATGGATACGATGTAGATGCAATTACTAGTAATGTAAGTGCACTACAACCAGAATTAAAAGACATTGCAACTTATCATCAAACACTAGTAAATGGTGGTATTATCACACCCAACGAGGCTCGTGTAGAATTGCGATATGAAAAAATGCCGGGTCACGATGAACTGCGTGTTCCTGCTAATATTGCTGGTAGTGCTGTAAACCCAGCACAGGGCGGTCGTCCCACCGCAACCCCTAAAGAATAACAGGGAGAATATATGGTAGATAAAAATAAAGTACTTACAATAACGAGTACTTTTACTAAGAGTAATCTGCCTACCAAAGATATGAGCATTGATAGTATCATGATCGAAGGTTACGCAAGTACAGTCGATACTGATCGTCAAGGTGATATTGTACCAGCCACGGTGTGGAAAAATGGTATGCAAAATTACTTGAAAAATCCAGTAATTTTAGCCTATCACGATCACAGCGAACCTGTTGGTAGAATGGTAGATCATAGAATTGACAGTAAGGGTTTGTGGATTAAAGCCAGAATTTCTGCAGCAGCAGGAGAAGTCTTTAATCTCATCAAAGACGGAGTACTTACTGCTTTTAGTATTGGTTTTCGTATCGCTGATGCGGAATATAATGCAGCTGAAGAGCTGTTTGTTGTTAAAGACTTGGAACTACATGAGATTTCAGTAGTGTCCGTACCTGCAAATCAAAACACACTGTTTAGTTTATCTAAGTCGTTTAAAACCGACGAAGAGCTTAAATCTTTTAAACTGCAATTTGCGCCTAAGCCGGAATCAGCTAAAGGGCTCGAGTCCACTATGGAAGCAAATAGCGACACTACAAAGGAATGGAACATGGATTCTAAAGAATTGGAAAAATTGCTTGCTGACACAGCTAAGCAAGCTGCTGCTGAAACAGCAAAAGCTATTGCTGAAACACAAGCCAAAGCTGCTGCTGAAAAAGCTGCTGCTGAGCGTGCACAAGCTGAGCTTGATGCTAAAGTCAAAGCTGCTGTTGCACAAGTGCAAACAGTGGACACAGGTGCTGAGCGCCTACTTGCAGAACTTGAAAAGCGCGTTGCTGATCAAGAGCAAACACACAAAGCTGCACTAGAGGGCCTAGAGGCTTCACTACGTGAAAAAGCTAGCGAACTCGAGGCTATTAACAAGTCACGTATGCAGTTCCAGGACATCAAAGCAGGTGAAATGTCTTATGCAGACAAAGAAAAGGCTGTTTTCTTGTCAAAGATGGCTGGTAAATCAGTTGACGGCACAAAGTTTGGCCGTGATATGGTTCAAAAATACGGTCAGCACCTACCCTCAGCTACATGGGAACTAGAAGTTTCACTAAACATGGAACAAGAAGTTCGCCGTCGTTTAGTGATTGCGCCACTATTCCGTAACATTGCTATGCAAACTAACGTAATGACCATTCCGGTCAACCCAGAAGCTGGTGTTGCTAGCTGGGTTACTAACGCACAGTTTGGTAGTTCAAATAGTGCTGGTGGTACAACTGCTACTACTACATCAAACGTTGGTACACCTGGTTCAGGCAGCCCACACCTTATCAAAGAAATCACACTCAACGCATATAAAGTTGCTACCAACGAGTACACAGCTTATGAAGAAGAGGAAGATAGCCTTATCGCTATTATGCCTGTAATTCGTGATGCTATGGTTCGTCGCGTTAGTCGTGCTGTTGATCGCGCTTTCTTGCGTGGTGCTGGTAGCGGTAGCGATCCAGTTGCTGGTCTTACAACATATGACGCATCTGGTACTGTTACTACAGTTTCAGCTAGCAGCGGTACTGCTACAGTTGCTAACCTACGTGCACTTCGTAAAGGTCTTGGCGTTTGGGGTCTTGATCCAGCTGATGTTGTTTTTATCGTTAACAGCGATGTTTACTACAACTTGCTTGAGGATTCAACCTTCCAAACAATGAACCAAGTTGGTCCACAAGCTACATTGCTAACTGGTCAAATCGGTCAAATCGGTAATAGCCCAGTTCTCGTCTCTGGCGAGTTTGCTGATCGTGCTAACACAGCGTTTGGCGCACTAGCTGTTGCTCCTAGTAACTTTATTGTTGGTAATCAGCGTGGCCTACGTATCGACACACAAGAACTAGTCGAAACACAACGTCGTGTTATGGTTGCCAGCCTACGTACTGGTATGACTCGTGTTACTAGCAATCTTGGTAACGCCGTTGCTACACTCAAGTATACAACCTAATCTGTTGTTTACAAAAGACAGGGCTGAAAGGCCCTGTCTTTTAAATAGGCTTTAAGGAGCTTATTTAAAAGACAAACGAGGTAAATATGGGACTAAATTTAACAACACGGGCAGACTATAAAACTTATGCCGGAATTAAAAGTACCAATTACGATGCTGAGATTGATGCCCTTATTCCTCGCGTAAGTGATTTTGTAAAGCGTTATTGCGGCAGAACTTTTGTAGACTACTTTGTAGCCGCAAAAACTGAAATTTTTGACGGTGGTACCAGCCAGTTTATCTTAACGGAACCGCCAGTTAATAGTATTACTAGTGTATCTTATAGCCAAGACTATGGTCAAACTTGGACTTTGATGACACAATACGTAGACTGGATCAAACGGGATGATACTGTAGTAAACTTAATCGGTTCAAAATTTCCAGTGTATTTACAAGGTTATAAGGTAATTTATACTGCTGGCTATGACGATACACCACAAGATCTAGAGATGGGTATCATGGATTTAATTACCTACTATCGTAAAAACGATATGAGCGTACACAGTACAAAAGCACCAGGCACTAATAACGTACAAGTAGAATATATTACTACTAGCCAACTACCAGCTCATATTCGTCGCGTCCTAGACCAATATAGGGCGGACTACACATGAGTGTAGAAGATTTTAAGAATACTATTAAATCACAGGCTTATCGTACTTGGTTTTCAAGAATTGAAGATTCTATTTTAAAACAGTCTGCCGGAGATTTACGTAGTAGCCAAGAGGTAGCAGGAAAAACTAGTTTTTATATTACAGAAAAAACTATTAGAGATATTGCGGAAAAGCTAAGTCAAAGCAGCATTAGTGATCAGCAAGTACAACAAATTAAAGGAAAAATTAAAGATTACTTTAACGGAAAACGAGTTAAAGAAATTAGCGAGCCTTATATAGATGGAAAAGGTTTGTATTTTCCTAGAGTTAGTTTTGATACTATTGGTAGAATATTAGAAACAGGTTTTGCAGACGTTAGTAATCCACAGAATAAAAGAGTTAGTGACTTTTTTCAACGTGGTCATGTATACGGTATTGCCACTAAAACCCTAGAACAAAGTATTGAAAAACTTACTAGTAATAAGACGATAGAACCTAAAGCTAAACAGCTGTTGCTAGGTGTACTAAATGATATGTTTGTTAGACTAGAAAAAGAAGATCTAGCTACTAGTAATTTAGGCGAAACAACTGCTAGTCTTTACGCTAAATATAAAAAGCGCAAATATAGTTATTTAGTGGAAATGCAGCTTAAAGTAGACAACCAAAAAGCTGGTAGAGAAGCTGCACCATTAATAAATGCTATTAGAAGGTACTTTGATCCTGATAAAATTCCTGCAAGTGAAAAACTGGGAATTAAGTTTCGTGAACAAGATAAGTTTTTTAAAGCCTTAATTGAAAGTCGAGGATCTCCTAGTTTACTGGACATGATTCAGGCTAGTATTGTAACGGCTTTTGAAGGTAAACCTCAAAAAACTAATGAAAGTTATAGTACTAATATGGTACTGGCTAATCAAAAAGCCATTAAGGTTAATAATAAGCAAGTTTCTGATAAGATTAAAAAAGATAAACAAGCATTAAACAAATTACAAAAAGAAATTGAAGCTATTCCTACTAGACAACCTCAACAATTAGAGGAATCTTTTAACTTAACTAGCTTACAAAATTTGTTAAATGCTCAGCTGGTTGAACGCATAAAAGAAAATATGGGCACTGGTGATCGTAAAGATATTTTAAACTTGCGTACTGGTAGATTTGCTGAAAGTGTTAAATTAGAGCGACTAAGTGAAAGTAGAGCAGGAATGATTACTGCATTTTATACTTATATGCGTAATCCTTATGGTACATTTAGCGAGGGCGGTCAACAACAGTCTCCTAGATCTAGAGATCCTAAGTTATTAATAAGCAAATCAATTAGGGAAATTGCTCAGACTAGAGTAGATAATAGATTAAGGGCAGTATTAGTATGAGTAAGAGAACATCTATTATAAAAGCCCTTACTGAAAAACTTAACCTGATTAATGGCACAACTCCTTATCAGGTTAACCTATTTCAAAATGCCTATGCCAAGTTAAAATTCTGGGATGAAGTAGAGGATTTTCCTGCAGTTTACTTAACTCCAGGCACTGAAATGCGCGAGTATCATCCAGGAGGATTTGCTTGGGGATATTTAAATATTTGTGTAAAAGTTTATTGTCATGGCGAGTCTAGTAGTGAACAACTAGAAAAACTTTTAGAAGATGTAGAAACTTGTGTAGATGCAAATCGTCAAGTAGTCTATGATTCCGTAAAGGGTTATTCCACAACTGAAATATTAGTTCAGTCAATTACCACTGACGAGGGTCTCCTTGCTCCTTATGCAGTAGGTGAGATTAACTTGCAAGTCCGATACCAGGTCATGTAAGCAACCATGCTGGCGTACTAAAAACAGATAAATGTCTAGTTTATGTACTAAAGCATTAACAAAAAGGAAATAAAAATGGCATTTAATCTAATTCGTAACGCCAGGGTATTCTTTACTAGAAAGGTAGATACTTATGGCGTTGTAACAACCGGCGTAGGTACTGGAATTGACTTTAGTACTGCTGAGACCTTTGAAATTCAAGTTCTAGATGGACTAGCTTTTAGTCAAAATACTACTACAGAAACAGTTACACTTAATGAAGCTGGTACTACACCTAATCGTGGTCAGCGTAACTTTAATACAGCACTAGAGCCAGTAGACTTTAGCTTTAGTACTTATATTCGCCCAGCTGATAGTCAAACTGCAGTTGGTACTACTATTGCAGACGCTGAAGAAAAAATTCTGTGGAATGCAATGTTTGGTTATGGAGATATTGGTGCTACAGGAGCGGCTTGGACTGCTGCTAGTAGTGGTACTACTACTTCTGGACCAGCAACTGTTTCACTTGCTAATTCTGGCCGAAATCAGTTATTGCCTTTTGGTATGATTATCTGTATGGATGATGCAACCTTTGTGATTGATAACTGTGTTATGGATTCCGCCACAATGGATTTTGGCCTAGATACAATTGCCACAATTCAGTGGGCAGGTAAAGCCAGCGCAATTCGTCAATTTGATAAAACTACATTAACAGACTCAGCAACTAAAGTAACAGCTAGTGCTAGTGGTACTAGTAACACCCTATTTATTGGTGAATCAAGCGTAAAGAATACAAAAGCTGCTTATTTAGCTAATAAACTAAGTAGTTTAACACTATTTGAAGATATTAGTGGTAGTACTACTAGCTACAGTATTGCATTAACTGGTGGTTCGCTTACACTAGCAAACAATGTAACCTATTTAACACCTAGTAACTTGGGTGTTGTTAATAAGCCTATTACATACTTTACTGGAACACGTGCTATTACTGGTTCAATTAATGCTTATTTGCGTACTGGTACTGGTAGTGCTACTGCACTTTTAAATAGTATTCTAACAAAGAGTATTACTGATGTTAACCCATCATTTAATGTTAAGTTAAGTATTGGTGGCAGCGCTACAACATCTACGCGTGTTGATCTAGTAATGCCAGCTTGTGTGTTACAAGTTCCAACAGTAGCAACTGAACAAGTTATTAGTACAACTATTGGCTTTACAGCTCAAGGTTATACAAGTGGTGCGTTTGATATTGGTTCTAATAACGAAATTGAAATCAGATATTACGTTGCTGATTCAGTAGTTTAATTAAACACTAAAATAAACGCCGGGCACTAGTGCCCGGCACTTTTAAAAATAACAGGTACTTATGTCAACATTTTCTTTAAAAACCCTACTAGTTCCTTCAAAGCCGCTTGAAGTCGAGTATCCCGGAATGCCTGATTTTAAAATTCAGATTGCATTTTTATCTCGTGAAACTCTGCAAACAATTCGCAAAAAATCAACAAAAACCGTATTTAAAAATCGTCAACCTGTTGAAGAAATGAATGACGATCTTTTCCTAGAATTATATGTCAAGGCCAGCGTAAAAGGTTGGACTGGACTTAAACTCAAGTATCTAGAGCAACTAGCACCTGTAGATCTTAGTGGTCAAGATGCAGATGCAGAACTTGAGTACAACGAAGAAAATGCACTGCAACTAATGAAAAGTTCCAGTAACTTTGACGCATTTATTAGCGAACAGGTAACAGACTTGGGAAACTTTTCTACGAGCAAGTAAATAGTATAAATAGTAGTCTTAATATCTACTATCAAAATGCTGAACTTAGTATGACTAAGGATAAGTATTTTGAAATGTGTGAAATGATGGGTTCTGAACCCGTTGATTCAGAAATACCTATTGAAATAGAAGATTTTCCAGAGTTAGTAATACAGTGTTTTTTAATTTATAGAATACTGCCCGATATATGGGATACTATGAATGGTAGCTATCTAGGTAAAGACTACAGTTTAGTATTTAATTTATTTAAGTTATACGGCCTAGATGAATCTGAGCACTTGCTTTCAATCAATTTTTTACAAGAAATGGACACTTGTAGAGGTAAAGTTATTGCTGAAAAAATAAAAGCAAAAATGGACAAAAAGCCCTAGCAGATTTTCTGCCGGGGCTTTTTTATTGCTGTAAATTTTATAGTTGACAAGTTGTTGCCCCTGTGTTATAATCGTGTTTAAAGTAAAACTGCCTTAAAAATTTTTAAAAGCAGTAAAGGTCGCTATTAGGAGATATAATGGCTACAGAGAATACTACAAACCATATTGTTAATGTTACTGATGAAGGTACTACCGACAAAGTAATTAAAAAAATTGGTACATTACTTAGCAAAGTAGAAGCTGTTCAAGCAGCTGCTAGTAAAATTAATATGGGCTCTACTGCTCAGGCTACAACACAAACATCTACACCTAAAGGATACTCTGCAGCTTCTGCATCTATTCCTAGTAGTGGAACTGCAGGTTCTAGAGCCGCTGCACAATCAGCAAAACCTAGTGGTATGGAAACACAGCAGTATAATGCTCTTCGTGGAACTGCTGGAGTAACTGGCGCCAGTGCTAGAGATTTTGCTAAACAATCAGAAGGTATGGGCGGATTAGTTCGTTTGTATGCTACTTTTGCTGCTAATTTATACGCTGTAACTGCTGCTTTTAATGGCTTAAAAACGGCAATGGACACTACTAATATGATCCGTGGCTTAGATCAGCTTGGAGCAAGTAGTGGTGTTGCTTTAGGTAGTTTAAGTAAACAACTATTAGAAGTAACGCAAGGTGCGCTTAGCATGCGTGAAAGCATGAAAGTAACTGCACAAGTTACTAGTGCTGGCTTAGGTTCACAAGCTGTTCTTAAACTTGGTGAAGCAGGCACAAAAATTGCACAAGCACTAGGCTTAGATGCAGCAGACTCAATTACCAGACTAACCAGAGCAGTTACTAAGCTAGAGCCAGAACTCTTAGACGAATTAGGTATATTTGTAAAAATTGATGATGTTGTACAAAAATACGCACTTAGCGTAGGCAAAACTTCAGCACAAGTAACTGAGTTTGAACGTCGTCAAGCATTTTTAAATGCTGTAATAGATCAAAGTAAAAGTAAATTTGGCGATATTGCTGTTGACGTAAATCCTTATAATCAGCTAGCAGCATCCTTAGCTAATGTGGGGCAAAAAATTGCTGAAGTTATAAATACTGCCATTGGCCCCCTTGTATCACTACTAGCAAGTAGTCCTACAGCACTATATACAACTGTAGCAGCTATTAGTGCACTTTTAGTTAAACAAGCAGTTCCTGCTATAGGTGATTTTAGAAATAGCTTAAGAGCAAGTGTTGCAGAAGCCGCTGACTTTGCTAAAAGAAAGGCTGAAGATGCTGTTGCGGCTGAAGCTGCTCGTGCTAAACAAATTGAAGATAAGGTTAGAAGCAGTGCAGATAAACAAGTTAAAATAGTTGAAGATGCAGAAGCAAAAATAGATGCATTAAAAGATCCTGCTAAAAAGAAAGGTGGTTTACTTGCAAAAGTTGCAAAAGCAGATGCCGGAGAAATTGAGGATAAAGGTTATATTCAAAAATTGCGAGATAAGGCTGCCGCAGAAGAAAAGAAAGGTAGAACTGAGTCTGCACAATCTCACAGAGAGTATGCTACTGCTTTAGAAGGTCACGTTGCTGCCGAAAAAGAATTATTTCGTGTACAAGCAGAGGCAAGAGCAGCCGCAGAAAAAGATCCTAGTTTACTGAGTACTCGTGGACAGGCAATAAAATCTTCGTTAGATTCTCAACTTCAGCTAACTAAAGCTAATATTATTGCTAATGCAGGATATGCTGGTAGTATTGATTCTTTAAGTGGAGCTTGGTCTGGTTTAAAGAAAGAAATCAAAGATGCAAATCTTACAGGATTTACAAAAGCTACTACAACTTTGCAGGGTGGTTTTGCCATTTTAACAGGAAAAATTAGTACTGCAGTTAGTGCTTTTGGAACCTGGGGTGCAGCATTAGCTGCAGGCATAGAAATTGCTGCACTATTAAGTAGTTGGATTAGTAAAAATTATCAAGAAATGGTTAAGTTTGATCAGTCAATGGATCAGCTAAAAGCTACTACTAAAAATACTGCTGCTGTACTAGAAAAATTTAGTCAAATAGATCCATTAGGAAAACTTGCCGTTACTTCTACTCTAGCAAGAGCAACTGCTCTTAATGAATTAACACAGGGAGTTGAAAAAACTATTGATGCATTACTAACGGTAGATAAAGCTAGTAATGCTTGGGATAGATTCTGGGATGGTGCATTTAGTGTTGTTGGTAAAGATTTAAAGAGTACTAATTCTAGAGAAATAGGTGTTGCAATTGCAGAAAGCATTGCACTTGCAGATACTGGTCCAGCAAAAGACGCCTATATTGCAAAAATTAAAGAAATTACTGGTGGCAAGGGTACTACCGCCGCTGGTTTTGTTGAATTTGCAGATACTAGTAATGCTGATAAATACAAAGATGCAGTTAAAAAAATCACAGAAGCCCAAAAAGATTTTAATAAATCACAACAAGAAAGTGCTTCCAGACTGCAAGCAGTACAAGATAGTTTTAAAAACACTAATAAAGCTTATAGTGAATTAGCGCAATCTCTTAGTGGTAGTACACCTCTATCAAAATTTGCTGAACAAATTCAAACTAGCGCATTTACCTTAACTGACTCTTTAAAAAGTCCTGAACAATCAATTAAAACAATTATTGGCTTATTAAATAATCCAACTGAAGCCGGATTTTTATCCAAGGAGTCTTATGACAGGCTAATGGCTTCTAGTGAGGAAATAAGGAATGTTTATAAAGAAATTCAATTTCAAGAAGCTACTATTCGTGAAAAACAAGCAAAGCTAGCAGATCCAAGCATTGGTGGAGTAGAAAGAGCAGACATTCAAGATGTTATTAAGCGCGCTGAAGAGCAAATAAGAAAATTACAGGCCAGTGCAGTAACAATAGCTAGTCCTATAGTCAAAGCATTAAGTGAGGATAATTTTAGAATAGCTGGGCAGGCACTTGCTCAAGAAACAGCAGCATCACTTAACAAAGCCTCAGAAACTATTAGAAAGTCTTATGGTAGCTTATTTACTGGTGAGCGAGCTGTTAGTTTTGAACAAGATATAGCTAAAAAAGATTTAGCTGTAAAAGTGCAGGGTATAGAAACAACGCTAGAATTAATTAAATCAAATATTGAATTAAAACTAGCAATTGAAAAAGATACTGCACAACAAGTTATTGACAGTTCTAAGTCTACTCCTGCACAAATAGCTGCTGCTAAAGCAACTGTTGAAAAGGCAGGATTTAAACAGGAAATTATTGGCTCTGCTACTCCTCAAGCTACATCTAATAAATTTGCTACAAGCGGAAACGAACTTCAAAGAGATGCCGCTAAAGAGGCTCAAAGTTCTGTAAAAGTATTAGTTGCTGGTCAAAATACCCTTAATGAACTTAAAGCTAGTGGAGCAGCTATTGATATACGTGCAGCTATTGAAACTGCACGAGCTCGCGGAAAAGCTGCAGCCGATCAAAAACGTCAAATAAATGCTTCATTACAAGAACAAGTAAAACAACTAGACGTAACTGAAAAATTAAACGGAACTTTAACAGCTGCGCAGTTTGCACAAAAACAAACTCTACAAACTCAAATTAGGCAAAATGAAAGTGCAGCAATATTGCTGGGCTTACAAACTGAGATTAAAGCGTTAGAATCTACTAAAGTACAAGACAGTGATCAAGCACGTAAAAAAGACGAACTTGCTGCTAAACGAGCTGAACTAGGCAGACTACAAAGTGCTGAAAGTGGTAAAGCCAGCGTTCAAACTGAAGAGCAAAAGCTACAGTTAATGGAACAGCAGCTTAAAAATATTGAGTTACAATATCGTATAAAAACAGCAGATCGTGACGAGGAGTTTAAGTCTGCAGAAAGTATCTTGCAACTAGAGGCTCGTAGAACAAGCCTACAAGAAGAAATTTTAAATGCTTCACAAAGTATGGGTTTTATTCTACAAAAAGAATTTTTAACTCAAAAAGAACTAATTGATCTTAGAAAACTTGATAATAGCTATGCTCAAGATAAATTAAACACAATAAACAAGGCTAATCAAGAATTAGATTTACAGCAAAAAATTATTGCTAGTGCTAATGAAAAACTTAAAGTTGCACCAGCTAATGCAGAGGCATCGGCTGATAAAGCGCGTGCTGAAAAAGCTCAAACAAGAATTAACCAAACACTTCAAGGCACTTTAGCTATAATTGAACAGGAAAGAGTTGCTAGAGAAAAGAATATTAAACTAGCTGCTGATTTAGCTAAATTTGAAGCTGGAACAGCAGAAATAGCAAAAGAAAAATTAACTATTCTTGATATGCAGATTGAAAAAGAAACCCTTTTACGCGACATTGCTAAATCTAAAATAGACTTAGACTCAGCTACTCTAGAACGTAAAAAAGATACGCTGTTAATTACTCAGTCACAGTATTTATTAGAAAAAGGTATTATTGAGCAAAAACAATTACAATCTAATGCTGATGATAAAATTGCTAATGCAGAGTCTGCGGCCGCTAAAAAGAGAGTTGAATTAGAGAAAAATCTAGCTGATGCTAGAAAACGCGCCGAATTAGTTAGACAAAATCAACCTTTAGAAACACAAATAGATGAATTTACTGGCACACAAACATTTGGTCCACCAAGTGCTGCGCTACAAGCAGCAGAATTAGCAGTAAAGTCACTTGAAGCACAAACTGAAAATTTGGAGGCTAATCTTAAAAATCAAGTAGACACTATTCGCGGCATTGTAAAGCAAGAAAAAGAACGAGCACTAGTTAATTCTCAACTAGCTGTATTTATTGAAAGACAAAATGAAGAGTATAAGCGACAAAAAGATCTTAGAGACGTAGAAGCACTACAACTACAACTAATAAGCAATACAGAACAAAGTAAGTTAACTTTACAATCAACTTACCTAGAAGGCAGAAAATCAATAGGATTTATACTTGACGCAGAATATCAAAAACAAAAAGGCTTACTAGACTTAGAAAAATCTAAGGCAGATAAGATTATTCAACAAAATAACTTAAAAAAGACCGCTGCAGAGCAAGCTGACACAGATAAGAAAAATCTTGAATTAGCACAAGAGCGTTTAAGAATTGCTAATGCTAGTGCTCAACGTGAACTTGATGAAAAAAATAAGCTATTATTTGGCCAAGGACTACAGTTTGAATCAACACAACCTACTAGTAATAAAACTCAGGCACAGATAACAGCAGAACAAGATTTAGCTACTGCAACAGCAACTCAAGCTGCTAATAAAGCAATTTCAGACGAAAAACAAGCTGCACTTGATAGGGAAGCTGCAGCTCGTGAAAAAATAATAAGTTTACAAGCTAGACAAAATGTATTGCAGGCTGAGCAAACTGAGTTAATGAAAAAAGTTGGTGCTGCAACTGAAACACTTAATGCGCTATTTGCTGGTATGGGTGGAAATACCCCTCAAATTGCTAAATCAATTGGTGATATAGGTACAGCTATTATATCTAATAGAAAAGAACAAGAGATTTTAAATAACAAACGCGAATCAGAAGTTGAAATCGCAAAATCTTCTAGCGATACTCAAGGCGAGTACTTAGAAAAATTAGGCGGTATTAACAAAAAGTTTGCCAAAGAACAGCAAAAATTAGATGTAGATACTGCAATGAAAAGTGCTGGTGCTGCTAAAATGATGTTTAAAGAAAAAACAGCTGCTTATAAAGTATTTGCTGCTTTTGAAAAAGCAATGATGGTAGTTAAGCTAGCTACTTTAGCTGCAGAAATTTCAGGAGAACTTGGTCTTACTGCAGTAAGCGTAGCTGCAAGTGGAGCACGTGCTGGTGCTAAAGGTACTGAATCTATTGTTAATGCAATGAAAGATTTACCCTTTCCTATTAGTTTAGCGGCTGGTGCTGCTGTAGCTGCAATAGTAGCTTCACTATTAGGCAGTGCATTTGCCAAAAAACCAACTGGTTTTGGAGGTGTTACTGCAGCTCAGCGTCAAGAAACCCAAGGCACTGCTATGGGGTATAATGCTGAAACTGGTGAAAAAATACAAGTTCGTCGTGGTGTATTTGGTGATGAAAATGCAAAAAGTGAATCTATTAACAATTCATTAAAACTAATTGCTGCAAATAGCGTAGACGGTTTAGATTATGATAATAAGATGCTTAATGCATTAAATAACTTAAAAGATGCATTAACACAATCTTCACAAGCACTTTTTGGTATTAAAGGTTTGCGTGCTGGTAGTATGTTTGGTACTCAAGAAGGTACTAATACTAGTGGTGGTTTTTTAGGAATTGGTGGATTATTTAGCAGTTCAACAACTCGTAGTATTGTGGACAGCGGATTACAATTAAAAGGTACTTTTTTAGAGCTTGCTAGAACTGGTGGTGGTTTGATTAATACTTTTGAAGTAGTAAGTACGACTACTAAAAATAGTGGATTTTTAGGTCTAGGCGGTAGTACTAAAACTAGTCAGTCAACAAACTTTAGAGATTTAGGTATTACAGACCCTAAAGCTGAAGCATCTTTACGAGCTGCTTTTGGTTATGCTGCTGATTTAATATCTAGTGTTGGTGAACAGGCCGGCAAACTTCCACAAGAAATTGAAACCGCTATGAGTAACGCCAAAATAGACGAATTAGTCTCTTTACGTGGTTTAACTGGTGAAGACTTTATTAAACAACTAGAAGCCGTAGTAGGTTCAGTACTAGACGATACTGCCCTAGTACTATTTAGCGAGTTTGAAAAATTTGCTAAATTTGGTGAGGGTATGCTAGAAACTGTGGTTCGTGTAGTAGATACCAATACCAAGGTTAATCAAGCTATTAAAAATATTGGTACTAGTGTTGCTGGTCAACTTACAGAAACTTTTACTAAATCATTTTTTGGATGGACATATAGCACCGGAGTTATTACTACCACTTACGATAAACTAACTAATGATATAACTGAAGCACTAGTAAAAGCTGCCGGTGGTTTAGATAAGTTTTTAGATAAAGTAGAGGGTTTTAGATCAAACTTTTTAACTGAACAGGAGCGTTTAGCGCCAATTGCTCAAGCGTATCGCAAAGGTTTAACTGACTTAGGTTATAGCGCAGATATTAGTCGTGATCAACTTAAACAGTTAATACAAAACTTTAACCTATTTGATCCTGCTGCTGGGCGTGCTGGTAAAAGTGCAGAACAAACTTATGTAGCACTACTTGATATTGCAGATGGTTTTGATAAAGTAGCAGATGCTGCTGAAGCTGCTGCTAAAAAAGTCAGCGATGAGCGTGAAGGGCTACAACGTAAACTAGATGAATTATTAATGTCTAATACACAGTTACGTGAATTAGATATTCAAAAAATAGATATTACAAATCGTGCACTTCAACGTCAAATCTGGGCACAGCAAGATGTACAAACCGCAGCTAAAGCACTACAAACTAGATTAAGTGATGTTACTAAAACTATTAATGGTCAAATTACTAGTTTAACAGATTACCGTCAATCATTAATGGTTGGTGATAAATCTACACTTACACAAATTGAGCAGTATCAACAAGCTAAACAAAACCTAACAGAATTATTTAGAACAGCTAATGATTCTACAGCAACTGATGAAGTACGTAATGTTGCACTAGGTAAAATACAAGGTGCTAGTGATCAGGTACTTGGACTATCTCGTCAACTATACGCCAGTGGTGCACAGTACAGCGCAGATCAAGCAACAGTTATTGGTATCTTAGATGCTACTAAAGCTGACCTAGAAAAACGCAAAACTGATGCACAACTACAATTAACACAACTACAAAATAGCAATAGTTTCTTGGAGAATATTCAAGCCAATACAAAATCTACCATGGATTTGTTGGCAGAGTTCTTAGCAGCTCAATCAGTGTATACTGCAGCAAGTAATCAACCAGGTGCTAGTCGTGCAAGTTTTGCTGTGGGTACAAACTACGTGCCACACGACATGACTGCTGACATTCACCGCGGTGAACGCATTATACCTGCTGCTGATAATGTTACACTAATTGCTAATAACAAAGAAATGTTACAAGAAATTCGTCAATTAAATCAGCGAATTGTTAATCTAGAACAAGCAATTGTTGAAGGAAATATGATTAATGCAGCTGCAACTGATCGTAACACTGATGCAATTGTTGTAGCAATTGAGTCTGGTACAGACACTACACTACAATTTAATAGACTACAAAAGAAGGGTACAATTAAATGAAAACACTAACACAGATAAAGGCTTGGCTTAATACGCCAAGTCATATTAAGTGCACACTAGCAGATATTACTGAACTGGGTTCCCAATTTAGTAATCTTAGTAGTGGTGTCCTAAACTTATCTAGTGTAGCGTATACTGATAGCGGCACCGCCTATGATGCTTGCATTATAGGCGGACTAAATTTTAGTGAACAGCTAAACTTAGATGGTGCCGCTAGCCTAAGTTTTGGCGCCATTAACTTAGTAAATACCTACGGTGTTAATGACCAATTTTTAACCTATATCTGGAATCGTAGGCCAATTAAGATTTACTTAGGTGATCCTAGTTGGCCTAAAAGTGACTTTGTGTTAATATTTGACGGTTTAGTACAAGACTTGACTACAAATGGTGAGGGCGAGTTAACTTTAAGTCTTTTTGATAAGCTACAGTGGTTAAATGATTCATTAACAGAAAGTACACTAAAGTCCCTGACTGGATATAGCGAGGCTCAAAAAACAGTTAATGGTGTTGTTACACCAAATGAAACTATTTTACCCATTGTATTTGGCGAATGTTTTAATGTTCAGCCATTATTTGTAGACAACGGCACTTTTGGTAATACTGGTAATGTGTACATGGTGCATAAAGGCTTAGTGGATAATATAGTAGAAGTCAGAGACAATGGTGTACCTGTTGAAGTAGTAAAAAATTTAAACTCAGGAACTTTTGCACTAACTACTACGCCTTTTGGAACCATTACTTGTGACATCCTAGGTGACGCTACCGGTAGTTATACTAATACTATTCCCGGTATTATTAGTAAAATTTGTACTAGTAGTAGTTATGGTACACTAAGTACTAATAGGTTTACTAGCAGTGATTTAAATCTAGGTACTGATACTCGTGCTGTTGGCGTTTACATTAACAGCAAAACAAATATGTTACAAGTTTGTAATGAACTTGCACAAAGCATTAATGCCAGTTTAATAAGTCCTAGTGTAACTGTTAATTATCAAACTGGCGAAATATCTGCAAGTAAACTTAGATTAGTAGAACTCAAAGTGCCTAGTGGAGATGCTGTTGTTGAATTAAATGATGATTATATGGTAGTGGGTACTTTGGCAATTACTGAAATTTTTCCTGTAAAGCCCTATGTTAAACTAGGATACTGTAAAAATTTTACTACTCAACAAACTGTAGCTGCTGGTATAAATCCTGCTAGTAAGTTTGATGAAGAATATTGGTATATTTTGGATCAAAATACTACTAATAAAACCTTGTATAGAGATGCGGGTACAGTGCAAGAAACTCCCACGTTATTAATTACTACAACAGATGCTACCGACGAGGCAACTAAAAGATTAACACTATGGGAAAAGCCTAGAAAATTAATTACTGCTACTTATTTACCTCACCACTTATTTACTCAGTTAGGTGATATTGTTACTATTAAATCTAGTAGATTTGGTTTAAGCAATGGTGAATTGGGTATAGTATATAGCATTAATAGAGACTGGATTACCGGAATGGTACAAATTGGAGTTTTAGTATAAATGACAACACCTGTTAATTCTAGACGTGCAGCTTTAGAAGCTACATCTCCTCGCATACTGCAAGTTGGGGATAATTATATTAATTTAACTGTAACTAGTCAACAGTTTAAAATTGGTACAGATAATCAGCCAAATCCTGCATCTGTAACTATTACTGCTAATTTAGTAGGTGTTTTAGCAGGTACTGTTACATTTAATACTAATGTAGTTCCTAATCAATTTGTAGCTGGTACTACATTTACGGGCACAATTGCTTTAAATAGCAATATTTTAACAACAATTAATACTCCTGGTGTACCAGCAGTAGGTATGGAATTAACCGGTGGTAATATTCAGCCTGGCACTTATATTGTTTCAGGTTCAGGTACTAACTGGATAGTAAGTAAAACTCAAACACTTGCAACATCTGCGGCTACACTAACGGGTAGTCCGCATACACGGTCGGGTAATACACTTACTATAACACCAGCAATTATGGCTAGTGATTATGTAACTGTTACTGCTAGTATTACCTATCAAAACGTTACATATACTTCTGCTCCTGTTAGTATTACTAAAATTTACAATAGTATACAAGCCAGGCTATCACAAACATTTAAAATCTATGCTAGTTATGATGATGGCACTGGTTATAATATACCACTACCAATATCTCAACTAAATAGCACTGACAGAATATATTTAGATTTATATAACGGAGACTATGCTTTTAACCGCGGAACTGCTGGTAATATTACATACTCACCACTAGCTAATACTGTAGTTGCTAAAAATGGATTAAAAGTTTATTTAAGTTCTGGCGATCCTAGTATTGATCCTACTATTACTGGTACTTCTATTACTACTGGTAATGTTTATAAAATAGCAACAACAGGAAATCAAACTGCATTTGGTGCAGCTAATAATACTGTAGGAACAATTTTTACTGCTACACAAAACGGAACATTAACTAGTGGTACAGTTTCTATAATTTTTTCTGCTGGACAAGTAATAATTGAAGAAGATACCCCAGGATCTTGGACTACTCTTGACCCTACTAATTTTACATTAACTGCAACCAGAAGTGGCGTAAATTACAGCGCTATTTTTAATGTAAGTAAACAAAGACAGGGTATGGGTGGTATACAGTATGGTACAATTAGTCTATATCGTTGGTCCGCAATAGACCCTAGCGCAAATCAGGGAGCTCTTTTACCCAAAGGCACTAGTACCTATACTTGGTATTCACAGTCGCATGTATACAACCCTACAGCAGTACAGGGTAATCTTGATAGTTGGACTGTTGCAATACCCACTAAACCCACAGATAACTACACTTATTTATTGTGGAAAATTACTAAATCCGTTCAACAACAATCGGCTAGAGATGTAACTATACAAACATTAACAGGTATTACATGGACTAGTGATTATAAACTTACTGAAGTAACTACTACTAGTAATGAATTTGTTAAAACTAAAACAGCTACATTATATCAAAATGGTATTGGTGCCGCACCTGATGCTCCTACAGGTAGCGCAGTCTATAATTGGACAACTGAAACATTAGATGTTTCTGGTACTTCTCTAAATTTTTGGACAGTAACTATTCCAGCCGAACAAGAAGGCGTTGCACTTTACACGTTTAATGTAGACCTAATAGAATCTAAAACTACTACTTCAACTACTGTTTATTGGGATAAAGGATATTCAAAATTAGTTACTATTTACGGTAAAAATTCAATTGTAGCTAGATTTGACAATGGTACGCATGCCATTCCTTGTGACTATCTAGATAGTGAAGCTAGTAGAAATTTTAGTAACAGCGGTACAAAACTAGTTGCCTATGACGGTACTACTGTTTTAACAGCTATTAGTGATGATACTGTGTTTAGTAAAGGTACATATAAAGTTAGTACTGCTGCTGATGGCGTAACTGTTGGCACAAAAACTGTGGGTGGTACTGCTGGTTTTACATTTGGCAATATTACAGCTGCAACTTTTGCTAGTACTACAACTGGTAGCATAACTTTTACACTTACTGGACAAACCCTAACTGGCACAGCATTTACATATAAACTAGTACAAACATTTACTAAAACACCTAGAGGTGATCCAGGTATTAACTACTGGATAGTAACAGATGCATCAGTTATTAGTAAATCACTTGGTGGAGCATTTACACCTAGTACTATTACAGTAACTGCTAAAAAATCTGTGGCAGGGGTGGCCTCAGATTACGCTGGTTGGTTTAAAATTTATAAAAATTCAGATCCAGCTGCAGTATATACAAGCAATGCTGCTGAATCAAGTAAAACTTATACAATACCAGCAGACACTACACAGTTAAAATTTAGAGTATATGACAGTAATCCAGACGCACAAACTGGTAGTAAGATTATACTAGACGAAGAAATTGTGCCAGTTGTTAACGACGGACCTACTGGTAATATTGGCAATAGTGCTCGTCGTGCCTATGTAAAAACAACTACTACTCCTGCTAGTAGTGGTGACAATGGTCCTAGCACATATACAGCAACTGGTGATGCTTTACCAAGAGATAATGTTTGGTTTACTAAAGATGTGGCAACTGGACGTGGTGTATGGGCATCTACTCCTCAACAAATTGCTGAAGGCGAAACACTATATCAAAGTGATGGTATTTTTGTTTATGGTGGTAATACCACTTGGGGATTCCCTTACATTAGCGCCTTAAAAGTAGGTAACCTAAGTGCAATTACAGTAAATACTGGTGATTTATATGTAAGTGGCAGTATTCGTGGCGGAGCAAATTCCACAAAAGATTCAACTATTGATTTGACCACAGGTTCCGGCTACTATATTAGCAGTACTGGAAGTTTTAGGATTGGTAATCCTACAACTAATTACCTAAAGTGGGATGGTACTGATTTAACTATTAATACTACTGGTGCTGTAAAAATTGGTAACACTACTAATTATTTTGATTGGACTGGTACTGCTTTAAATATTAAAACTGCTGGTGCTGTAACTATTGGCAATCCTACAGGTGCTAGACTGGTATGGGATGGTAGCGCTCTTAGTATTTACAATAGTAGTAATACAGCTATTCTTACTGCTGGTAAACTAACTTGGACCGCAGTAGGTGATATACCTTATTCAGTAGTTGGTAATTTACTAGACACTAGTACTTGGGTAACTGGGGCTGATTATAGTGCTACTGGACCCGCAGGCTTTAATTTAAACCAAAATGCTACTAGTGAAAATTCTATTATAGTTGATATAGGACCAGACGGTACACCAAAACAAATTTGGAAGGCTTATAGTACAGAAAATTTTACTGGGTCAGAGGATCCTGATGGCGGCTGGAATACTAGCAATTTTACTATTGATCATCTTAAACCCTATAGATTTAGTTGCTGGATAAAACGGGCCAGTAGTCAAGCTACTGGTAGTGCATGGTTAGGTCTTGGTGGAAATACAGTAACTAATTTAGCTGGCGTTCTTAATAGCAATCCATATTTTATTGCTGGTTATGGACGTGTTTCTTTAATTCAAGATAGATGGTATTTATTTGTAGGATATGTATGGCCTAGTACATATACTGGTAATACTAATCTTGGTGGTATTTATGATGGTATTACTGGTGAATTAGTATATGCTGGAACTTCTTGGAAGTGGGTAAGTGGTCAAACTACCTCCATTCATAGATGTTATCAATACTACTCAAACATTGGTGATATACAGTACTTTTACGGACCTAGAGTAGACATTGCTGATGGCTCTGAACCTACTATTGAAATGTTATTGGCATTAGGTAAAGCTACTACCGCTGCTAGTACTGCTAATACTGCTGCTAATACTGCTAATACTGCTAGTACTACTGCCGGTACTGCTGCTAATACTGCTAATACTGCTGCTGGTA